TGTCACCATTTACAACATTTGCTATGTGATGTCCAGCGCCACCTCCACCACCTCTGTTGGTGTCTGTTTGATAACTGTCTAGCATATTATTATCGCCTGTGACAGTCCAGTATACTTCGTGATCACCAATTTCGTCACCGTCTACAGTGTTATCATCGTGTTTGCCTTGCCAAGCATTGACAGCATTGTAATCGCCTGTTACTACAACACGGCTAAAGTTATTGTCTGATTCTTGATAACTGTCTACGTCATTACTGATTCCGTCGGCTTCTGCATAAGATTCGTTGTAATCACCTTTTTGATATACAGTAATTGTATTGCCAACATCATTGTAACTACTACCAGTTTCAGCGTGAGCATCATTGCCATCACCTAGTTGTGTAACGGTCATTGTGCAGTCTTCGCCTTGACAATCTATTACAGCATCATTATTATCGCCAGTCTGTGTTAGAGTGCTACTACTATCTCCTATATCAGCATTGTAAAATCCAAGCGTATTGTTGTTACCTGTTTGTGTATAAGAAAATGTAGAAGGACCAAGACTTCCTAGCAAACCTTTGTTTGATAGATTATTCAAATCACCAATCTTGTTATTTTCTCCATCCTGTGTAATGGTGAGATCAATATTGTCACCTACTTGATTAACATAAATTTCGTTAGAAGTTGCTTTGCTTGATAGTGATGCTATTAGCACCGCCAACGCCAACACGGTAATTGTACGCACTAAATCCTCCTTGTTCCATGTCTATTGTATAACTATTTCCCTGGCTAAGCCTAAGTTGGAATATATGTTGATCGCCTTCTTGTCTACGCACTACAAAGTTAGGATATTCTTCATCATAAAATATATTTGTTTCTGGATCTAAACCAAAAAACTTTTCAGCAAAAAATTCTACGTTTTGTACACCTAATTCGTCAATCCATTGTGCTAAAATAGCTGCCAATTGTTTTTCCATTTCATCAACCCAAACCGGATTGAGATATGTTGTATTATCTAAGTCTGTGACCCAAATGTTTTTAATACCTTCTACAAGTGGATCTTTATCCAGTTCATCAAACTTTAGGAAGTCAATGTCCAACAAATTTGTGTCTGGATAGCGTTTTACGATTTCTTCTTCATATGGATCCACCTTGCGTATGATCAACATTGCTGTGAGCATATTTTCTGGCAAATCTAGTATCACTGTAGGACCAGGTATAGCACCTCTATGTGGCACCACAGTGGTTTGATATGCTTGGTTCATAATAACCTGTCCAACATCAGATTCCACTGATATTTCTCCAATGACACAAGCACCAGACACATCACAACTTGGTAATAGCGTGATCATTGAACCACCTATTTCATCTATGATCATCATAAAGTCTGTGCCTCGCACAGCGATGGTTGCACTTGGTGTTCTTATGTTGACTCTTTGTCTTGAATTCTTTGCTATTTGTCCTGATGCATAACGCACTGCGCCTAGTGTTGCTTTCATACTTAGCGCACCAGTTTTTGTGTTAGGATCGTAGATAAATTCATCTATGGTCATACGGCTATGTTCAGTAACATCTACTCTAGTGTCATCAACAAAGTCCATACGCATACTACCCTTGCCTGTGATAATCTTATCGTTCATCTCAAGGTCTAAGCCTACTTCACCGTCATATTTTTCTGATTCACGTTCTACAACACTGCTGCCTTTGTGCTGTGCTATTTCGCCAATGCTTGCGTATACAGGTGTGCTTAATAATAAAGCACTAATCAGACTGCGTAATATCAACGTCATGACCATCACCTGAGAATGTAGCATCTACAGTGTTGTCGTTTACACCACTTTGTTTAATATAGTAGTTGCTGCCGCCGCCGGTGATGTCTAATGTTACGCTGTGTCCTGTCGTACCATCACCATCTTGATCTATCTCAACTAGCACACCGCCTTGTCCTGATGTATATGTCGTTGTAGAATCTGATGATGTTGCTGTGCTTAGTGTAGCACTGTTATCAATTGTAACATTTACCACAGCACTTGTTCCATCTACGTCTGTTATCAATACGTTTCCATCGCCATCAATTGTGAAATCTACTTGAGCAGCATCAGCATCTGCTGTTTCGCCAATTTGCAGCACAAACTCATTACTGTCACCTGTTGTTGTAATATTCAGTGTTACATTTTCACAGTTAACACCTGAAGTAGCATCACACTTTAAATCCACTGTGTTGCTGTTGCCTGTAAACTGCCATGTACCTGTATAAGTGTTGCCCTTGATCACAGCATCAATCACGTTGCTATCACCAGTTTGCGTAATACTAAACGTCATATCATCGCCGTCTAGAGTTACATCTGTTGTTGAATCACCAAACTCATTTCCTGATCCGTCTTGGGTAATATCCAAATCTAGTGTGTCACCAATTTGTGTGATGTAAATCTCGTTTGCGTATGCTGCACTTGCGAGAACCAATGACAGGATTCCCCCGTATAGTATTGCCCTCATATTTTTTCACCTCCGGCTTTCGCCATACGTATTTATAACAGATAATTGTTTTATAAATACAAAGGTATTTAGTGTAAATATTTTTACAGTAAAGCGAGCATATAATGAATATAAATACAATTATGAAAACATTAGAAAATGGACAAAAAATACATGAAGAACAACAAGCGTTCTGGGACACGTTTGACGAGATATGGCCCACAGAAGAAAGACATGTTGAAGATAGATGCTTACATGAAGAAGTTGATGATTTTATAATAGATAAAATTGCCGCAGCACTAAAAGAGTGTAATCATAACAGAACTCATACTGCTGATAAACTTGGAATTAAAAGAGAAACACTTTTGGCTAAGATGAAGAAGTATTGTTTGGCTTAAACTTCCACAGGTGTAATGCTTCACCTTGATAAACTAATTCTATTACTGCTGCCTCTATAGCCGCTCTTACTGCATAGTTTGTTGCTTCATTTACAGTATAACCTGTTTCAATTTCTAGTGCTTCTGTACCTAGATCTAAAAATTTAAAAACATTACCACCTTGTCTAAAACTTGCTATAGATTTTTGTGCAGCGACACTTACTAGAACACGGCCTGTGCTAACACTTACTAAACGCATAGAAACTGTAACAGTATCAACTCTGTATTCAGTTGCAGTTCCTACACCTAAATACATAGCACCGTTGCCACCTGTTTCTATATTACTATCATATCCAATAATGCCACCTTCCAATAATATACCTGCAAATTTCATTGCTGCTAATGGAGTAGGATTATCTTTTTCGTAGTTCTCTCTAGTATTGCGAATTAGTTGACGTTCTTTAATAACATGATCCATACCGCCACGCTCTACAACTTCAAACCAACTGCCATCGCCTGCTTGCAGAAGTGCATCTATTACCCATGCTTCTGCACCTTGAGTGACAGCACTGCTTAAATTTGCTACATTGTCTGCTGGTTTACGCTGTCCTGTTTTATCGTTAAATTCATAAACACCGATTGTCATTTTAGGTCCATTTATAGGTGGCAAGTCATTAAGTTCTTGCACCATTGGATTTTCTTGGACCACAGGACCTTGTTGTAAACTTTTCGGCAGGTTACCTTTTGCAGCACACCCTGTCAGGATCAAACTTGCTATTAATACTAAGTACTTCAAAAATTGAATTCTCCCGGGCCCGGTATTGTGATTTCTGTATAACCGTCAGGGCCATCTACAATAAGCGTAATACTTCCTGTTGTTTCGTCCTTTGTCCACGTAATTTCAGCACCTTCTACTTCTGTGGTACCTGAATTAGCACACGCTGGTTGATCTTCATCTCCACATGCTGCAAACATATTATCTACAAGTTGTTTAGAAAGTGTGGCATATATACGTGATTCTAAGTTACGAATAAACTTATTAAGGACTGTGTTTTCAAGTTCACGCTCAATACGTTCCGCTTCTCGTTTTGCTTCGTCTTCTATGTCTTTTTTTCTATTGAAAGTAAGTTGTTCAAGGCTCAACATGTGAGAACTATAACCTTGTCCGCTGAACGCTGGTGATTTAAAACTATGTACTAAATCTGCACCTGTAATACCAGGCTTAGTTAAAAAAAATAAAGATATTATTATTAGTAGAAAGTAACGCATAACATTACTATTTAGCCTGTGCTGACTTGTATTCCTAAATCACGCATCTGTCTACTCTTAGGATTGTAAACTACACCTTTTGAAGTTTGTTTGACAAAATCATGTAACTGTTCGCCACTTATAATGTACTGATATTGCGAAACACCTATAATTAGAATGCCATCATGCCCTGCTGCTGCTTTATAATCATCAAACATTGCTTGGTTCCATGCCATTCTAAATTTATCAGTTCCAAATGTACTTTCTATTTCACTACGTTTGCCGTTAAACCATGCTTGGTTTACTGCTTGTGCAAATTCTGCTGTAGGGAAATCTTCAGGCAGGGGCTGGCTTGCTGCAACTACACTAACTGATTTACCTTCGTATGGTGTACCTGCTAGTGCTTGAGCCATAGGCGTAATATCTAGTTTATGTCTATCATTATAGATACGTCCGCCTCCGGATGTAAGACTTTTGCCGCCGCCTTTAATTTCAATTTTCTTGTTATCGATAATAAGATCGCCGCCTTCGTTTTCGCCTACATAGCGGACGTTTTGACTCATTATAGCAAGAGCAGCTTCTGCTGGACCTGCATCACTCTTAGAGAAATTTTGTCTTGTAAGGTTAACGAAAAGTTTTTCAGGAATTCCGTCTGCAATTGCATCTAGTAAAGGTGCAGGTCCTTTCATACCGGTCGCTGGAATAAGTGCATTAATATTAATAAACTCTTCTCCATCGTTCCATCTTTCAACAAAATCTTTTACTTCATTAGTTGTACCTAGATCGGGAATAGTTTTTACAAGATATGCAATTTCTTCTGCACCGATATCAGGATCTTCATGTGCTTTAATATAGTTTTCGATACGTGAGCCAATTTGTGGTCCCACAATCAACTTGTAAGTTTTGTCAAATAAAGGATCGTCTGCACGTTTTTTTGATAATGCTCTTATAACTCTATCTTTTTTCTGCTGGTCTGTGACTTCTTTTATTTCTCTATAGCGCATAATAAAACTCCTGATACAATATTTATCTCACATCAGGAAACAACATGTCTTTGCAAAACTTGTCAACGTCTTCTTCAGGTAAGCCAAGTGATTTCATTACAGCAGGAGTGTGTGGATTTTTACGCTGATTTTCGCAGTAATGATTTTGAGATGCTAGTACTAAATCTCTGTTTCCGTTTCCTGTAAAATCTCCAATTTCCATCATGTATGCTTCAAGGTTGCTCAATGCCTTTTTAATAATAGCATCTGCTTCTTCTTCTGTCTTAACGTTACCTGCTGCTAACATTTTATCTGTAAAAATAGCCTGAGCCCATTCTGGTAGTTCTCTTTGTTTGCTAGGTATAATATCTTCAACACTCATATAATAACCTTCAATCATAGGATGATTAGGATCACTACTTGGCGAAAAATCATGGAACGCTCCTGTCATTTTAGTCTTACCTGCAATGACATCAAAGCCATAAATCGGTCCATCATTGTTTAACACAGGAAACACACATACATGCATCATCCAAAGTCCTTTTGACTCTCTTGCATCTACAACATCAATGTGCGCACGACGAACAGCATCATTAGCCCATACACGATTAATCCAACCATCTCTGTTGAAATATTCTAATCCATCTTCTTGTATTTCTTTTGCATTGCTGTCAAATATTTCAATAATCCTATTTTGACAGTCAATTAACTTTTCCCAAATCATGCTCATTGATCTAACTCCTCAAATAGTTGCATAGCAAATTCAAAGCATCTATTTGCTTCGTCTGCCATTCCGTCGTGTAAACGTTCTCTTACTGTTTCTTTTAATTTTTCTACATTTGCAAACTGGTACATGTATCCAGATCCAGGATTGCGTTTTTTAATCATTTGTCCGCCATACATATCTCCAAAATGTCTTACATACAAATGTGCTAGAATTTCATCTTGTTCTGTCATACTCATAACATATTGAGTGTAGTCAGCAATTACAGGACATAATAAACTAGCATCTCTTTGGATATCATATTCTTCTTCTAGTTCTTCCATGTCTGCTCTAATGTTTGCTGCTCGTGCGATGCCTTCTATGCCTTCAAGTACATTAAGTTCTTTTGCTTTTGTTTCTAAAACAGAGTATAAACAAAATTGATTGTAAATGTACTTGTGATACTCGTGTGGTTCCATGCCTTTTAGCAATTTACGAGCATGTTCTGTGCGTTCTGCTTTTTGGTGATTTTCCCAAGTAAGTTCTTTAAGTTTGGACAAAGTGCTTTGCTTTCGTTATTGTATTTTTGACCCAGTCAATATGTTGTATTTCTTCTGGAATGTAAGTGTAATTATCTACTAATGATTTTACAATTTCTCTATTGTGAATTATTTTTTCTTTAGATTCATTGTAAATTACATTTTGCTCCATATCTACCACTGTAGACATTTGTTCTACATACATCTTACATCTTGTCTCTAAATCATCTATAGTATCAAAACTATAATCTATATATTCGTCATATAACTCAAAGCCTAAATTTTTTATGTAATTTGTATTATATCCTACACAGCCTAGTGTAACAGGAATTTTAAATTGATATGTACCTCTATAGAATTTTTCTGTTACAAAAGGTATAAAATGACTGCTCTCGGTCACAAAGTCCCAGAAAGAATTTTTATAGGCTTTAGGCAATACTGAATGATCCAAATGATGACTCATCATATCTCTATTGATAGGTAAACCTGTATGATATTTCCAGTCATAGTTAGCATTTTGAGGCAAGATAAAACTCAATGATACACCAGGCATTTGATGTAGTCCATTCTTTACTATTTCTTCAATCGAAATGCATCTATGTAAATGGGGTTGACAATTTAAACAAATAATTTTGTTTGAAAACTTTTTTGGCATTTTAATACGTTTTGTGCTGCCATCTAAGAATTGAGATGCGCACCAAAATGTAGGCCAATATAATAAATTTACGTTATCTTTTAATCCTAATTTTTTTACTCGTTTTGCAACAGTCTCAGATTCAAAACAGCCTAGCACCCAATTAATTTTTACATCATATTGTTTTATTGTTTCTATAAACTTTTTGGGAGCCCACGGCTCCCATTCTTGTGGCCAAAGTAATGTAATTTCTTTTAAGTTGTTCTTTCGGATGGATTTTACAATAGTTTTAAATTCATTTTCCATATAGAAAATCATGAATCTAGTTCTTCTACCCTTACTCTTAAAGGAAAGCCATTTTCTCTAGAAACACCTGTCGCTTCCAATGCTTTTTGTTCTGCAATCTCAAAACTATAAATTCCTACAATGCCCGATCCTTCTTCATGTATTTGCAGTGTAATATTGTGTGCTTGATCTTCTGAATGTTTAAAAACTTCAACAAGCAAACTTACAACAAAGTCCATAGGAGTCTGGTCATCATTTAGAAATACAACTTTGTATTGACCAGGTTCTTTATATTCGATTTTGATTTTTTCATCAATTTTGATATCTTCTAAAATATTAGTCATCATACCTCCTAAAATGGGGGGATGTTACTCCCCCCAAACCCTTAGCCTTCAATAGTTCCAACTTCACGGATACTAATTTTCTTTGGTTTTTGTGCTTCTGGTACTTCACGTACTAGATGAATATTTAACATTCCTAGTTCTAAAGTAGCATTAGCAACTTCTACATGCTCTGCAAGTGTAAACTGTCTGCGGAAGTTACGCCCGCCAATTCCTTTATGAAGATAGTTTACTTCCTCATCACCTTTTGGAGCAGTACCTTCTACAGTCATTACATTCTTTTCTACTGTAATGTCTAAGTTGTCCATACCAAATCCTGCGACTGCAATACTAATCATATATTCGTCTTCGTTGATTTGTGCAATGTTGTAAGGTGGATACCCGTTTGATTTGCTGTTTGCAAAATCTCGTGTCATTTCATTAAAGATTCTATCAAATCCAATAGTTGCACGATGTAGATGGGGTAAGTCTAGTGTTGTTAATCTTGTCATTTCATTTCTCCTTATTAAGCAAGATATGTTATGTGCCCTTTTCGGCGCACATTTTATTTATACATTATTTATAAATTTTTGTCAAGTCCTATCTATCATTTAATATAATGTAAAGGAACGTTTTTTTCCTTTGTGCTTTTAGGACCAAACTTAAAAACTTTTCTGTCTTTTAATATTCTTCTATCTGTAGATGCATAATCTAATACTGTATTTTCTCTTAGATTTTTTTCTTTTTTAGTAGCAACAAGATATTCTAAATCTGTAGTTTCATACCATTCTAATGAAGTATCTGGATATCCTATACCAACTGCCAGTGAAGGACAAAAGTCTATGCCTTTAGATAACTGTAGGACATCTTTCCAGTCTTGTTCTTCTTTATCATTATAGTAAAGATTTTGGCAAAAACCTGTCTTCAATCCTAACATGTTGGCTGCAAGCACCAATTGTCCTGAACTGATACCAATACTTCGTTCTGCTGCTAGATCCATCCTGTCTTCAAAACCAATACTGACTACATTTGACGTAACATTGCCATGGGAGTCGCCGTGTATATCAGTTTGTGTCGTATATCCATAAATGAAAAGAGCCGGTGCTCCCATTTGAGTATTACGCATAGCACTATTATAGTCATATGCATGAAATCCCCAAACAAAATCGTCGTAAATATCTTTTAAAATATCTTTATTAGTTACGACTGCTAATGCAAAATGAACTTCATTTTGTTTAGAAGGTGCATTTATTGCTATTTCTATTAATCCATTAATTGTTTCTTCGTCAATATTTTGAGATGTCCAATTACGCTGGCACCTCCTACTTACATGCATTGCTTCTATTAACTTTTTTATCATTTGCCTATTGTACTCGATTCATACACCGAATTGTGTGTTTGTGTGCAACGAATAAATGTTGCACATTTACTTAGTTGTTTGAGTTTCATTGCACCTGCATAGGTACATGTACTACGCACACCTCCTAGAATTTCCTGCACTGTTCTAGCCACAGGACCTCTGTAAGGTACCAACACTGTGCGTCCTTCTGATGAACGATAATCTTTAAGTCCACCAAAATGCTTATCGTTTGCACTTTCACTACTCATACCGTAGAATTGTACGAATTTCTTTTTTTCAAAAACAGGCTGCATAGGAGGATCAAATTCTCCCTTTTCAACTGCTTCGAGTGCTTTTTGTCTTTCTTCTTCCGGCATGTCTTGCGGAAAGGGTTGCATCTTTGCTTCCATAGTTTGATATGTTTTGGTTATTATTTCGCCACCGCCTTCATTGTGCCCAGCAAGCATGCCACCAAGCATAACAAAATCTGCACCGGCAGCAAAGGCCTTAGCGACATCTCCAGGGCAAGTACACCCACCGTCAGCAATAATGTGACCCCCAAGTCCATGGGCGGCATCTGCACATTCGATAACTGCCGATAACTGCGGATATCCAACACCAGTTTGTATGCGAGTAGTGCAAACACTCCCGGGACCAATGCCCACTTTAACAATATCGGCTCCACTTAGAATTAACTCCTCTGTCATTTCTCTTGTAACAACATTGCCAGCAATAATTACTAGATCTGGAAATTCTTCTCTTACTTTGCGAACATGTGCTGCAAAGTGGTCGCTATAACCATTAGCAATATCCATACATACATATTTAAGTCTATAATCACATTCTTTCTTAACTTGAATAAGTTTGTTGTAATCACTGTCACTTGTGCCTATGCTCATAGCAACATTTTCTGTACGTTCTAAACCGTCCCCGTCTAAGTCTTCACCGTTAAAGTACACAATAAGTTCTTCTGCGCTGTAAGTCTTTACAAGACAAGTAAACATCTCACCTTCGGCAAGTTTATCTGCCATACGCATAGTACCAACACCGTCCATGTTGCTTGCCATAATAGGAATACCAATATAATGTTCATGGATTGCATGATCAGGATAACCTGGTTTGTAATTTCTAAACTGAAACTTACGATTAAGTTTAACTTGCTTACGACTATGTAAGGTACTACGCTTTGGACGAATGAGCACATCTTTATAATCAAGTTTTAAATCTTCTTCTAAACGCATTTATCAATAACCCATTTCTAACTTACGTTTTGCTTCATTTTTCTTATAACGTCTAATTGCTGCTTCTTTTGATTTACGGCGTTTAGTGCCTTTTGATTCGTAGAATTCACGTTTACGAAGTTCTTGAAGAATACCGTCTTCTGCAACTTTCTTCTTAAATCTGCGAAGTGCTTTGTTAACATCGTTATTGTGTACTTCCACATATAATCCGCGGAACTCGTTGTCCCCACGGCGTCTCATTTTATTAGCCATTAATTACTCCATTTTTTATATGATAATATCAATTAGAAACTTTGTCAAGTAAATTCTTTTCAAACCATGCAAGGTCATAAAATCTGTTTTTACTTATGTGATGAAATCCTACTCTATCTTCTTGTAGTGTATAATATGTATTTGGTTGTGCAATTAAATGTGATACAAAATTTGTAGTTAACAAATCTAAATTGTCAACATCAATTATTGTTAAGTCTACCATTTTGCATAGTCTTAAAAACCAAGCAGGTTCTTCTTCTGTTCCTACATAAAGGTATATATTCACAGGAATATCAATTCTTCTTAAAATGTCCTGCAAATCTGTACGAAGATTTTGACTTGGACAAATTAAAAGAATACTATAACAGTCGTTAGAAATAACATCAGGTGTGGTAATAATAGTTACGTCACTCATTGTCTTTTATACGCTGCCAAATTGAATTTGCACTTTGTTCCTCATTTTGAGTGTAAGATTGCTCCCAAGGAAGTTCATCAATCTTACCTTTTATATATTGGTCTTTCCAAAATTTAATTGTCTGATCTGGATGAAGTTTTTTCCATTCTTGTTTGCTATTTTGATAACCTAGATCAGTTTCTAGTAATGCTAGTCTTTCAGTTCTTTTTTTTTGAATTACTGCTTCTGTATCTTTTTTAGATTCAGTGCTTTCATTATTAGTTTCATCTTCTTTTGCTTCAGGCTCTAATTCTATTGGTGTCGTTTCTTCTTCGGCCACAACCACTCTTTCGGAAGAGTCTCTTCCCGAATCGGTGGCTCCAGTGGTATGTTCGCTAATAGTTGTTTCAACTTCTCCTCCGCTGTCAACTTTAAATCCCTTATTTGCTACCATGCGCTCTGCCCTAGCACGATCGTAGTCTTTCCAATATTGCTTATCGTTTGGTTTTTGTTTTCTGTGAAATTCAAAAGTGTATTGGCTTGCGATTAGCAATAAAACGGCAAGCGGATCAAATACAAAAATAATTGTGATGATAACCCAACGCACTGCCTCTTCTAATACATCTCTGTCTGCGTCTTCATAGATAAATTCTGCAATGTATTTGATAGGACCTACTTCTGCTTCTAGCTTTCTGTACTCTGCCTCTATGGCATATTTTTGTTCAGTCATTTCATCAATCAATGCATTTGCATCTCGAATACGCTGTGTCTGTTCGTCAATAATAGCATCTATGTCTGCACCACCATCGACTCTAATTCTATCTCTTAACCTCTGTATTAAATCGTTACTTGCAGCAATTTGTGCATCTGCACCTTCACGAAGTTGTTTAATTGTATCTCGTGCTGCATTAATACGAGGATCATCTGCTTGACGCAAGGCAGTGATTTGCTCTTGTGCTGTTTGCCTTGCGCTCCTATTAGCAGGAATATCTGTGTTTAAAACTGTATCAATCTTATTCTGTATATCTTGTTTAGCAGTTTTACTATCTTCAATTGCACTTGCTCTTATACTATCAATTGCATCTAATAAGTTTTGCTTACGTGTGTTAATACTATCTGTCTGTGTTCCACGCAAATCTTTAACTAGATCTGTCAAACGATTTCTTTCGTTATCTAGTGTTTGAGTTGCTTGTGCTCTTAAATCTGTTTCTTGTGACTGTAATTGTGCAATGCGATCTTGTTGTGCTTCTACCCATGCAGTTAATGCACGTCTAGTATTACCGCCGAACACTCCATCATCTGTTACACCAATGACTGCTTGTCCTTCACGAATTTTATCACGCTCTGTACTTTGTAATTTATTCGTTGTTACAACAATAGATTCTTCTATTGCTGCAATTCTAGTTTTTAAACTTTCAATTGCACTTGTGTCAATTTCTAAATTAGAAATACGTTGTTCATATTCATTTGCTTGTGTGTTGATTCGTTCCAAATCTTCATCTAATTGTGCTATTTGGTCAATATATGGCTGTACTTGTTCTTCAATACTAGCAACACTTGTACCTTCAATTTCACTTCTTAAATCTGAAACAACACTGTTAAGTCTTGTTAACTCAGTATCAAGACTTTTTATTTCATCTTCATAAACAGCAACTCTATCTTCTAATATAGTAAGTTGTGTCTGTATAATAGCATTCTGTTCATCTATGGCAGGTTGAATTCTTTGATAAGCACTGTCTATACGTTCTTGTTCTTTATCAATTTGAGATTGAATGTCTGCATTTTGATTGCCTGTGCTTTCCTCTGCTTTCTGTATCTTTTGTTCAGCACGAACAACTAGCGATTCTTGTCTTGCAATTTCAGTTTCTAGTCTTTCTACTTGTTCTACACTTTCAATACTTGCACTTGTTTGTTCGATATGTGCTTTTGACAAGAAGCCAAAAATACCCATACTAGTAATAAACATAAGAACAACAACTGCAAGAGCAAGATAGGTCCTGAGCCACCACTTTGCTTGTGACCAATACCTATGTAGCCAAACCGCTGTAACCAGTTTGCCAATTTCAAGTGCACCGCCCATTACCATAATAGGTATAGCGGCAGCCGCAAATATTGCGACTAACCCTGCGATGCTATAATAAATTGCTACTGCTGAAATTGCTAGTGCAGTAAAAAATACTAAAAAACCTAATGCCATCTATTCCCACCTATAAAAAATATGCACACCAATCCTTCCTACTAATTGTAAATCTTTTGCCCATCTAGGACTAACATACTTGGCATGATAGTGGGTAGCGCCTTCGGTAATACCTCTGTGCTTTCTATCCCAAATCATAAACCATGCAATTTGTTGTGCGTTTATCCAAGCATTTCGATCTTGGGGTTCGTCGCTTTTTCCATCACAATACCAACTGAATTGACATGCGTCACGAACCATAACCATTTGGTTTGGATCTTTCCATGAAGGCTTTTGTTTTCCTTGTTTAACGACTTCGCAAATTGTGTTTGGATAACGTGTATCTTCAACACGATTCATCACAACATCTGCAACTGCTACTTGGTCTGCGTAATTACTTCCCCTTGATTCATAATATATATTTAGTGCAAGACAATACTCTTGCGGATGTACTTCTTCGCTGTATAACTCTGTTTTTTCTGTTGTTGCGTGTACACTTGTTGTAAGCATAACCGCAATTAAGCCTAAGATTACTCGTTTCATTTTTGCCTCGTTATATATTTAAGTGGTTTTTTGCATGTTTTTTATGCGTAGATTAGTTTCTACGCATTTGTGCTATATCTTTAGCATCATCTTTCTTGTCTGCAAACACAGGAACCATATTGCTCTTATGCATTGTTGCAACACCTAACAATGTACGCTCGCCTGAATATACATTGCGTTCTTTTTGTGGTGCATGTCCGTCAATACGATCACTAGTTGGAACTGTGTTAGCACTTGGATTACTATAGTCTGGCATTGCATAACGGTAGTCTGAACCTTTGCCAGTATAGCCCATAGACGCAAGCCATGTTTCATGCTCTGCTTGCGCACGTTGTAGTCTTTTGTTTTTAGATTTTTTCTGCTTACGATTGTACTTGGTGGTGGTCATATAAGGACCTACAAGATGCATCGACATAATAAACTCCTAGTTGTGTTACTACTTGTTTAATATAGCATCTTAAAATTATTTGTCAACCTCTTTAAATCTTACTAATACGCTATTTCTATCATAACCTCTTTGTGCAACACTATGATAGGATATATCACTATTTTCAAATACAGTACAACTATTATTAATTAAAGGTAATTCAAGGACTGGCTTGCGTTTTTTATCATGTAATATTGTGCCTCCATCAGGACGGTCTGCTACGCTAAAAAAATATTGAAATGTAAAACTTCTTCCTTCGATATGATCCCATAAATCTCTATGTACTCTTTGAAGTTTCATCCATGGTCTGTCCTTTTTAAATACAGGTCCTTGATTATCTTGTCTAATTAGTGTTTTTGATTTAAATTTTTCCTGTAGTATTGGTGCAATATCTATAGCAAAAAAATCAAACAACTCTCCTTCCAACAAACCTTGCCACATACTCTCATTGTTGTAATTACGCCTTGTCATTTTTTCTTTTTTATATTCTGACTTTATAAGTTTTTGGAATTCTAATGGAAACAGATCCTTAACTACAAAATGAAGGAAAGGATCTGTGTTAAACGGTTCCTGTAAAATTTTATCTCTTACATCAACTATCAAGAACTACAATACCCTCACGTAAAAGCTTTTCTCTGTTGGCCATGTGTTTCATTGCAATTTCTTCTTTGCTTCCGCCAAAGTATGCTACAGCATGTCCCTCTTCAATAAGTATGTCAGTGGCTCTTCTATCGTCGATAAGGAAGTCTCCCAAAATTCGTCCGAACTTACCTTTTTTATCTTCTCCGCTTTTATCAATCTCTGTTTTGAGAATTTGAATAGATCCGACTGGCAGTAGTTCTTTGAGTCTAGATTTGCTTGCGAGTCCAAATGCTTTCTCCACTTTATCTCTTGTTCTAGATTCTGGAGTATCGATACCCATCATTCGTACTCTTTCTTTGTGCATCCAAACACCAAAACCTAAATCTATATCAATGTCAACAGTATCTCCATCAACTACTCTTAAAATTTTACATTTATATTCATACATTATCTGTATTCCCCCATAATTCCATTATTACTTCTCCAAATGCTTGTCCAAATATCCACATCAACACAAGCAAGTGAGCAACTATTACTAACAACACTGGTATTACAACAAAACTCACCCAACGTGGTTTGTGTTCCAGCCAGTGTAATAACTGTTTGATCCTGTTCTTAACACCATCCATCAAATACTTTCCTACAACATAACGTATAATTCTCATTACAATTAGTATAGGTGAACTCAATACATCAAACAGTATCAAAAATAAATCAACACTGACATCCACTATGGAATCAATATTGAACTTCTTTTTGATTTTTTGCCACATCAGTCAGATGAGAACATGCTGATCAGTTCTGGACCAAAACTCCCTGCTGCCCAACCTAGTGCTACAATAGCAATCACACCCATAACTAGCCATTTCATTTTGAAATCGTCTACGTCCATGCGTAATGCTACAAGTTCATTTCCAAGGATTCGAACACTTACTTCGAGTTTTCCTTTATCGTCTTGTTCTGACATAATAATGACCCTCTCTTATTATATGTGTATTTATTGTTATAGTCACAAAAAAAGAGCCCGGTGGACTCTTTTTAAGCGAACGGCGTATAGCCTATCTCGTTTATTAGAAACTAAAACTTACACCAACTGTTGGAGTAAGATCTTCTGAATCTAGGTTGTAGTTTGCACCTGCTGTAACTTCAGCACCGCCGATTGCATAAACATACTCACCACCTACGTTTTGTAGCGTGTCATCTTGGTCGCCGTTTAGGTATGCTGTGATACCACCTGTTTCAACTGTACCTTCGAAGCCAATGTTTTCAGCGTCTAGATCATATGAAAAAGCACCGCCTACTAAAATTGAACCTAGTGTAAGACCACTAACACCTGCACCTAGTACAGTGTTTTCTGTGTCCATATTATAGTCACCTGCTGCTGTTACATCAAGACCTGCTACACCCAATGTGTATGCACCTTGAATGTTGCTGATGTCTGTTACATCTGTTGTCCAGTCTGTAAAGCCAATTGCAACTTCTGCTGCACCTGCTGTTACTTTGACTGATTCAGTCATTGCTGGTGCTGCTAGTGTGTGGTTGCCTTCTGCATCTGGCATAACACCATTGTCGTCACCAATTGCGATTCCAATAGCGTTTACAGTTGTACCAACTGTCCAACTATCAAGGACTACTGAATTTCCATCTGTTGCTGAAAAATCTAAATCGATATCTGCTGCACCTGCAACATCAATACCTAAGTCTAGACCCATTGCTCCACCCCAGTCGTCATTAGCGTCTTGGGTAAAATCTAGTTCTACTTCACCTGAAATAACTGGTGTTACTTCTTGTGCATAGGCTGATCCTGCAAATAAAAGTGCTACTATAATACTAAATACTTTGCGCATAATATTTTCCTTTATTTGTTATGTGTTAAAATAAGTGGGCAAGAAGAACCATTTCTTGCCCACGTTTTATTTATATAAACCTCATGCTGCAACTGCACAATTAGTAAACCAATATTTACATTTGTTGCAAATATACAACACTATCCGCCTACATAAATTTTCTTCTTAGGACGATACCAAACTTTTTGTTCGTGTAATCTCCCTAATAAATTTTGTATGTCTCGCATCTCTTGTTTAAGTTCTGCGTGGTCTTCACCTTGCATCAAACGCAACCCTCTGCGTCCTGCTTTTGCTGTAAGAGCTTTTTCAATTATGTCAATGTCTCTTACAGTTAGTTCAAACTTTAGATTTGGTTTCATTCAACATCTCCCTCGTTATTTTGTTTGCTGGCATACAAGCAACTTTAACTATTGTATCATTAAATCCCGCAACATTTATAACTTCTATAGCAAGTCTGTCGCTGTTAACAGGATCATTTATATAGGCTTTGCATTCGTTCTGTGTTTCAAACGGCAGAGTCTTTAGTGCAAAAGGTTCTGCTTCCAACATAACGAATACAATAAGCCACTTCATTGTTGTATCCATTTTACTTTTGCATAATGAGCATCTAAGTAATCTCTGTAGTCAATTGCATCAAGCACATTATCAAACACTTGTGACACTGTCTTGTCTTTAAAATATCCTACAATTTTAATCATTTTCTGTCCTTTAAGATTTTACTCATTACATCCGATGCTGTATGTGTGAAAAATCTAGGAGCAACACTGTGAATGATAAGTGCAGGCACTAACAGTTGTAATTTCACTGCGGTTTTTAGTGCTACTGCCATATGTTGTAGACCTGTTTCGCCTACTTCATCTAAGTGTGCTTTACATTGTTTACTAAACATTATGTTCTGTTTCCTCTTAGTGCATTGCGGAGGTAATTCTCTGTGCTAATGCTGTCATGGTAGTTCTGCCAACAACTTTTTAAGTTTCTTTTTTGACTTGCCTTTTACTTTCGCATCACGGATAGCATCTACACCTTCTTGTGTCAGATCGCCTACAACTACAATGGCAATCATACCCATTGACTTGTGTGGTGTGCATTGATACAAGTAGACACCCGGTGTGTCAAATGTGTATGCGTATTCTTTTGATAGTTTTGATTTCTTTGGTGCTTCCCAACCATCTGGGCCAGCAATAAATTCTACGTTGTGACCCTTTTGTGTTGGTAGCCAAGTAATGGTGTCACCAACATCAATAGTCGCAATGTCTTGTGAGTACACCATCTTAGCGCCATCGTCACGTTTGTTCAACATATCAATGGTAATGTCTTCTGCGTGGGCAGTACCCATGCCAATAGCAATCAAAATTGCCGCTAGTGTAAATCTCATTTTTTATCCTTTACATTAAGATTTGAAGGAGAATATTGTTCTCCGTTATAACCTGAACCAGTTGCATTAGGTCCAGTTTCCACGCCCGAGTTGCAAGCAAATACAACAACACATAAAAATAGAGCACTCCACAGTGTAGCACGTTTACTCCAAAGGATAAATCCATCCATTGCTTCTTCGGCTTGCTTTTGTGCTGCTGCTCTTACATCATCACTCATGCTCACCACCAATGCCTCTGCTGTTGATTACATTGTCTTTTACAAAACGGTTTACAGTTTGTGGACGCTTGTCTGCTTCGTTCATTGTCACTGCTGTGATAAAAACGCCTGCTATCAAACTTACGTGGAATATTGCACTAATGCCAAATGCCATATAACTGCCAATCATAATAGCAAATAATCCACTCCAAATAAATGCTAGGCATTGAAATATCATGTGTGCAACTCTTGGATCTAGTTTACGCAATGGTGAGTTTTCAATAGTCATAAAACTTGACCACATAAGTCCTAGTTCGCTGCGAAGTGAAGTAATAGTTGTTGCCCAACCAATGGGCTTTGGTTTCTGATTCATACTAATCTCCGTGTGTCTATGTAATAATATATAGCATGTTTACAGTGTAATGTCAACCTGACTAGGGTGTGTTAAATTGTAGCAGTTATTCTATATTACGAACTTGCTTTCCACTTTGACACATTTTAACACATAGAGGAGGAGGATTATCACTATTCCATGATTTTTTACAACAATGATTTTGGTAGTAATCATGATTTACAATATCATATAAATCATGGTAATTTAAGTTGTTCCAATTAGGATCTTGCTCGAAAGCCTTGTTCAATGCTTCGTCGGACATTAAAGTGTTATCTTTATCTTTAGGATGTTTATAACTTTCTACCAGGTAATGACAACAAGGCCATAGTTTTCCATCAATATTAATTTCCCAATCACGTTGTATATCATCTTCATATTCGTCATAGGTATGGCAATCTATATTATACATATCCATATTCCTCTAATAATGATGTTGCTTCGTCTATTATTAATTCATCACATAACCCTTCGGCAGGATTATCTGTCCTAGTAATTTTGAAAACTAGTTGCTTTTTTTCAAGCTTTAGGTCTTTAGCAATGTTGACTACTTCTGGTATTGCTTTGTAGTTCCAATTAAAAAGAATATAATGCCATTCTATCCTGCCGCCGTTTTCATGAAATGCAATCATGTTATCCCATGCTTGTTGGAACTTTACACCTTTTCTGTATTTCCAATTCATTTCATGATTTATTCCATCAATTCCAAATGCAATAGTTAGATTTCTATTCTTTTTTGCCTGTGCTGCATACCATTCCGGTCGGCGTATCCCTCCGTTTGTATTAATTAGAACACCATTTATTAAATTATAGTCAAAAGCAATATCTAAAATTTCGTCTATACGAGGATGCATCATAGGATCGCCTAACTCTCCGCATAGTTGTAAATGGCCAAACTGTTGCCATTTATTATAGCCACTGTCTAAAAATTTTTTAAAGTTAGATGGGTCCATGTGAAATTGATTTTTTGTAATCCAATCAGAAGGAGTACCGTCTTCTTCATTTCTTTGACAGCCTACACAGAAGGCTTGACAATAACTAGAAATAGTTATATCAAAAGCATTAATTTGTTTTTTTATCATTAAGCATACTATAAGTTATGGCACTTCTGTTGCTAGGCAGTACCCGCCCCCTTAATTATGCTGCTAGAGCGTAACCAGAAGGTGCAAAGTTATCGTTTGCAGTTGTGTTTTGTAAACTTGCCTACCTGTCGAAACCTGTTTCGCCCCCATCATAAAAACTCTGTGTCAAAGTGTTTATGGTGGAGGCGCCCGGTACCGCCCCGGGGTCCAAATACGCTTTGTAACGCCTACCTTTTATTTATATAGTCTATATTTGATAGTGTCAACCACTCTTTTACTTAAAACAATTTCGTAATGGTTTCTATCAATTGTTGTGTATTCTACATCGCCTCTGCAAGTCATTGAATGTCGTGTAACAATACCATCATTCTTTCCTGATAACCAAGGAACATCACCTGTTGTAGTAACAATTTGTAACCAAGGAACTTTTATTGAAAGTTTTCTACTGCCTTTTATAAATGCACTGTGTGGCGTGATATCTCTAAATAATTGATATCCTGGATTTAGTAAACCACCCCAAGTTGCTATCTCGCTGCCATTGAACGGTGTAGCAAGACTTACAACGCCTTTAATATCAAATTCATTTTGCAAGTAAGTTGCATATACTCCGCCTAAACTATGCGCAATGATACTAAAAGGCCCCTTGTTTTCCCTAATGATTTGTTTCATTTCTTGTAGATTTTCTTCAGCAGTTGTTTCTTTATCGTAATTCAGAAAAATAGGATCTTTTACTTTTATTTCTTTTTGAATAAAAGCAAAACTTCTTTCGCTTGCTGTAGCGCCATGTATGAAAATTGTATTCATATATTATTTATAGTGGTTTTTTGCAAACCATTATTATTAATGTACGTCTTTGCTCTATACAATCGATAGCATCAAAGTCGTGCCAAGTTTGCTCGCCTCTAAAGAATGCTGTACCACCATTTTTTATATAGGGATTTTGATGAGAAAACTCTGTTTTATTTTTATAGATTTTTGTACCTGTGCCTGTGTCTGCTAAACCTAAAACAAAAGTAAAAATCTTTTTAGGATTGTCTGTATGAACTTTATTGTATTGCCAGTCTATATCAATATTATCAAATTGTAATTCTAGGTAGTGTCTAGCAAAGTCATACTTTATTATATCAGACAAATCTGCCATAGGTTCTTCTAGCAAATCATGCCACTTGCCTTCTTTAAAAGGATGCATTGTACGTGCTTCATATCGAGGTAAGTTTTTACTATACTCATTAAATTCATCAAACACATCTTGAGGTAAAAAATTATGTATGAGATATTGTGTATAAGGGTCTTGTATTTTCTCTACGATCATACAAGCACACTTTCATCTTGCCAATTATCATTTACATAATTTACAATTATGCTGACTCTATCATCTTCCAGAGGATCTAATTTATGCGGTTCATTACCAGTGTTTACAAAAAACCAACCACTGCCTCTTGTAGCTCTTGTTTTTATATTGTTAAAAGTTGTACTGGTTTCTTGATAATTTAAATATAATTGCAATGTAAAAGTTTTAGCATCGTCGTCGCAGTGATCTTCTAACCAACTGCCTTTAAGATCTTTACAAAGTTCAATTCTCAATCTATCAGTTGTATAATCTTTACCTACAGTTTCGCCAAACATTTTTCTTGTTTCGTATGAATCAAAAAACTCTATTACATCCCAAAAACAAGGATGTTCATAATGATGCATCCAATGCCTTACATTTTTATCTGTGCGTTTACCATTCAACGATCCCCAGGAAAGCACTTCAGATTCGTTGATAATGCATCTTATAAGATCATCACTTATAAGGTTTTTAAACTGCCAAATTGTGTAACCTACATTAACTGTGTTTAATATCAATTACTACTCTCCATTCTGTTCTAAATTTTTGATATATCAATTGATTATCAACATACACTCTTCCTTTTACAACCTTAAATTCTTTTGGAGGATGGTAAAGTGTAGGATCGCCTAGTTCTTGAGGCCAATCTTCTATTACTTCTTGAATATAACAAAGTCTATCTTTTGTAACCTTTTGTATTCCTCGCGGACACTTTTCGGCAAGATTATCAAAACATACATAGTTTAAACCTTTGACACTGAATTCATGTTCCTTAGGGTTACAAAATTTAATGTGCGGAAAACGTTGTTGGATATCTCCTTTGTAGTCTGTAAAAATAGTGTACACAGGATAGGGATATACTCTTTGAAAATATAATCTACTATTACCAGGATGACACGCTACTTTCTTGCCAAAGTAGTGTATACACATCGGATGTGTAATCTTTCCGCCTTTGGCAATATCTTTTCCTATTACTGAAATTGTGTTTGACTTTTCTAGTAAGTCAGCATTGGCTCTAGGATGGTTAGACAGAAATTTAGGTCCACAACGTTTTGTCATATCACTTACTATTTCTTCTATGTCATCTGAAATGCCACTGTATGGTTTATTTCTAACAAGTCCTACATCTTCAAGCGTTGATTTTGCTACGTAGGTTTTAGTACCACAGAAATTATCAAAGTCTGTAAATAGTTCTACTAGTTGGTCATATGATTTTAATTTTACGTGTTCATTCAACATGACTCTGGACCGTTATATCTAACACTTGTTGTAAACTCATTCCTCGATATTGAGGATTTAATTTTACAACGGCCCCCGGTTCTTCATCTTCATCTCGTTTATGTAAACCAAAATAAATGGTTAAGTCATCTTCATCAATATCTTCTTGTCTTTTATCTGCTGCCCAAAGTGCTGACATTAGAAGTAAAGATACAGTTAAAGGTTTTTCATCAATTTTTCGTTTGGTAATATACTCAATGACATTACGTCTTACTTGAGTATAGTAATTGGCTCTTGCTGCCAAATCATTTAGGTATTTTACGTTTTCTCTATCCATTTTTTACCAGCGGAGAATCAGGATGGAACCAGTACAGAAGACTACCGCCAGCTTCTAATTGTTTCAATAGATCGTCAGTTCTGTAAAACGTAGGAGTGTGTCCGTGCATGTGTACTTCCCAATTATCACTACCGCCTTCGTTAAACACATAACCAGGCTTAGATCTTCTGAATCGGATAAATTTATAATCTAAAGTTTCCCCATCATATTCTGTAGGGTGTACATTATACTCTGCTAATAATAGCAATCTTAAATCTTCTACGGTATCCATTTATATCTCCTACATGTATTTATTACATTTCCATTTTCTTATCTTGGATTTGTTTACGTCTTTGAGGTATAAGAGCCTTTAATTCATTTAATGCTTGCCGTGCTCTGACAGCACTGACTTTAACGCCTTCGTGTTCAAATTTTTCTGATTCTCTAATATAGGTTGTGAATAGGGCTTTTAGTTCATCATGTAAGTCAGTCATTAATCACCACTTATTATTCTGCGTATACAGTTGAAGCCGAACTTGTGATTTTTCCGCCGCTGCAATTTACAGTTTCGTTAATTCTTGTTACTAGTGCGCCTTCAGCATAAACAGTGCCGTTTGCAGTTGAAACAGAACCTGTGTGAGGCAAACACACAATTGTTGTTCCACCCATGCCATCTGGTACCGGAGTTGGAACATCGTGCGAAACGGTTGGATCACCTTTTCTGGCTATAAGTAATCCCTCAGCGTAAACAGTACTTTGACTTACGTTGAGTGTAGTCGTAGTGTCGCAAGAATGACCTGTTGTACAAGTATCTGTTTTTCTTGCAACCAATGTCGTCATTATACCATTTGTACTCCGGTTGTACTTGTAATATACTGCTTGGCCATTTCTGTATCAGTTTTGGCAACAAACAGAATACTATGTTTATTTAACCTAATATCTGCACCTTGAGGTACAGTGAAAGCATATGGACCTAGTCCAATACCTTGTTGTGTTGCCATTAGAGCAAGAGGTTTTTGAATTGTAAGTGTTGTATCAT